AACTGGTGGATTTTTACTAGGCGCATATCAACACATCCTTACTCAACATACCAGTAAGGAACATCAGAAAACTGATGAGAACGGATTAACTCGTGGACTTGTTGGAGATAAACTCACTGATGAGCGTCAATGGTTGCAGTTAAAAGAAAAGACATTTTATGGATACGACATGGATGACAGTATGGTTCGTATTGGTCTCATGAATTTGATGATGCATGGCATCTCTACTCCTAATATTGAGCAAAAAGATACTTTATCCAAAAAATATGATGAGGATAATTATTTTGATGTTATTATGGCAAACCCTCCGTTTAAAGGAAGTATTGATAAAGGAGATATTAACGAATCATTATCCTTACCCACTACAAAAACAGAATTATTATTTATCAATCGGATTATTAAGTCCTTAAAAATAGGTGGACGCGCTGGCATGATCGTTCCAGATGGAGTTCTTTTTGGTTCAAGTAATGCACATAGACTAGCCAGAAAAATGCTACTAAATGATTGCGAACTCCAAGGAATCATTTCTTTACCAAGTGGAGTATTTAAGCCTTATGCAGGCGTGAGTACGGATATTCTTATATTTGTTAAGGGCGGAGAAACAGAAAAGGTTTGGTTTTATGATATGCAAGCGGATGGATATAGTTTTGATGACAAAAGAGCCAAGATTAAGGATAACGATATTCCAGATATTGTGCAAAAGTGGAAACACAGAAGACAACAAACGGAGAATAAACGAGGTAGTAAATTTTTCTCTGTAAGTAAAGAGGAAATAGAAGAAGCTGATTTTGATTTAAGTATCAACCGATATAAAGATACAAAATATGAGGAAGTACAGTATAAAGACCCAAAAATAATTTTGGGAGAGATTGAGGAGCTCGAGAAAGAAATTATTATCGGGCTTAGTGATTTAAAAAAAATGTAATTATGAAAATGGATTATCCTTTAGTTAAATTGGAGAGACTTTGTATAATCCAAAGTGGCGGAACACCTCGTAGAGGTATTGATGGATATTATGGAGGATCAATTCCTTGGGCAAAAATAGGAGATATTGAAAATTCAGAAAATGGGTATCTTCTTAAAACTGAAGAGACAATTACAGATCAAGGTCTAAAATCAATCAATAATAGAATCTTTCCTATAGATACGGTTTTATTAGCAATGTATGGATCAGTCGGAAAGACCGCAATTACAGGGAAAATAATGGCTACAAACCAAGCAATTTTAGGATTGCGACCAATCGACGATAATGTTTTGAGTAATAAATTTCTTAAGTACTGGTTGGATTACTCTAAAAATAATTTAATTAATAAGGCTCGGGGCGTCGCTTTACAAAATATATCTGCAACTATAATCAAACAGTTCAATATTCCTCTCCCATCCCTTGAAGAACAAAAAAGAATTGTAAAAAATATTGATCATGCTGATAGTCTTCGACAAAAACGCAAACAATCGCTCAGTCACCTAGATGAGTACTTAAAATCAGTTTTTTTAGATATGTTTGGAAATCTACATAAAAATGATAAAAATTGGACTTATTCAAATCTAGGAACCGTTATTTCTCTACTTACCGACTATCACGCAAATGGCAGCTACCAAACGCTTAAGAAGAATGTCACCCTACTCTCAGAACCGGATTATGCATTAATGGTCCGAACCACAGATTTAGAAAATAATAATTTCGTTAATGATGTTAAATATATTGATCAACACGCTTATGATTTTTTAAGTAAATCAAAAGTATTCGGGGATGAAATTATTGTTAATAAAATTGGGAGTGCTGGCAAAGTTTATCTAATGCCAAAGCTTAATAGACCAGTATCACTGGGAATGAATGCTTTTTTGATACGATTTAGCGAGAAAGTAGATATTATATTTATGTACTATCTCCTCACGTCTTATTACGGCGAAACAATAATTCAAAAAAAAGTAAAAGGGGCGGTCACAAAAACGATAAGAAAAGATGCCATAAGAGGTTTACAGATACCACTTATTCCAATTGATCTGCAAAGTAAATTTTCAAAAATAGTTTGCAGAACGGAATTACTAAAACGAAAAATGCTCAAACAGTCAGGAGAGTTAGATGCTCAGTTTCAATCATTAATGCAAAGATCATTCGTTTCTTCATGAGGCTTGGCTGATATAAACCGATTTTTGATATAAAGCTGTCTATCCAAAGCCGTTACTAAATCTCTCTTTTCTTGTATCGTCCCATTCGTAAGAATATATCTAGCAAAATTTACAGGATCTAGGGGCTTACTTATTGGATTAATATCTTGCTCGTAAAGTATTTCTTCTCTTATAGATAAATATGACGCTATACTTGTCTTTAATACATCTGTAAATTTCAGAAAGTTGGGATGAGCTATATTCATAAAATTTATGTATCTCAATATTTGTTTTATCAGTTTATCCTCACTGATATATGCTTCGAGACAATTATTTAATTGACGTGCGCAGTGATAATAAACATGTCTCCTGGGTTCTCCAACTTTTCTTTTTCTCATTTTTTCCTCACCAATAATATTTGATCCGCAACTCCCACATTTAAACAATCCTTTAAAGATGACAATCTTTTCTCCCCAAGGTGATTTGGGGCAAGTGACTAGCTGTAGTTGTACGTTGATAAATAATTCCTTAGTAATTAACGGTTTGTGTTTTCCTTCGTACCAGTTTCCACTGCCAATTGGAAATTCAAACTCACCATAATAGAAAGGATTTTTAAGCATCTGATAAATTTGGCTTAGAGTGACACCCTTTCCCTTTCTCGTTGTCATTCCAATCTTATCGAACCACCTTTTTATTGTTCTGCCACTGTCACCATTTTTCGCAACTCTTTCAAACATCTCAGTCATAATCTGTCCACGATCTGGATCTACTACGATGTCTTTAACTCCAGCCATGGCTCTATTCCAATAACCGATAGGAGGCATGCCTGGTCTCCATCCCATCTCGCATTTCGCTCGTATGCCTCTTTTTACGTTAATTCCTTTCTGGTCGTTTTCAAGTTTTGCCTGTGAGCAAAGAATCATTAATAAGAACTTTTCATTGGGGTTATTTGAAAAACTTTGTGAGAAGGTCTTAATCTGGTGTAGTTTTTCTTGGTCCATCAAATCAACAAGCATTCCTAAGTCTCCGGCGTTTCGACTTAATCGGTCTGGAGCCCATGTCAAAATCCCTGTGAACATACCATCTCGAATATCGCTGATAAGCTGGCTGAAGACTGGCCGTTGTCCTGACATTTTTGCAGAATGGCTTTCCTTACGAATCTCCTTTATAAAAACCCCATCTCGTATAGCCATATCATTCATTTCTTTGATTTGAGAGTCTATGGACATTGCTTGACGTTCATCATCTTCGCTCGACTTTCTTGCATAGAGGCAATACTCAACAGTCGGTATAGAAGGTATTATTTGATTAGCTGGGGTTGGAATCCTCATTTCAGGGTACAAGGTATCGGGAATGTACCCAGAAGTCCAGACTCAAAATGCTATAAGGATCAACCTGGTATTATATTTCTCCAATTTGATCGTCTTTTGTTTCCAAAAAACGCATCGGGGTCAAAATCATCGTCATCATCTTGCCCCATATTCCCCATAAGATTCTTAACATAGTCCTGAAGAGGATTTTTCATCACAATTACACCAGCAGAAAAATGCTTCTCAATTTCGGGCATTGCCAGAGGTATGAGTGTTAGGGCATCCACTAAGTCATCATATCGTTCAGCTCCAAAATAATAGAGCTGATGTTCCAATTCTTCCAATCCAAACTTTGAAAACATAATTTTATTAGCGAACCATGGAACTATCATGGAAAGTCGTGTTCTTTTATCGTTTCCTTGTGGTGTTACTTCTTGAGCATTTAGTCCCTTATACAAAAGCATCTGCGTAAGTCCTCGTTGGGTTGATCCACCTTCAACTAGGATTTGATACGTAGCGGATGGTCCAAATGAAGCGACAATATTCTGTACCTGCTCGATGATCTGTGGCCATTCAAGCCAGTCATTGATTGGATTGGGACTGATATACATTTTCATTGTTTCACCTGATCCGTAAACTCTGAGTACGATAATGCTGGTCTTATCATGCTTTGAAGTACGTTCTCCCGATACCGCTGGATCAATCAGAATTAAATACATTTGAAAATCTGCTCGGGGAAGAAGATCACTTTCTTCATATCTTTGGATATCTTTTGGAAACACAAGCTGACTACCTTCCGGAATAATCTGAAGCATGTATTCTCGTAAAAAATCAATCTCGCTCGGTAAGCTTTTTTTGAATTTTTCAATAGCTTCCATGTTGGGAAATTGACCCGGCCATAAAATGACATCATCTTTAATGAGTGGGTATTCTTTATATATCCCAGACATTCTTCCGCTTTGGATTAAATCTCGCAAGCGAACCATAGTAGAATCTGGATGAACTAAATTTCCTATAAAAATGTGTCGTGTGTCTTTGGTTCCGAGTGGCATAAATTCACGGGTGACGATTTCCCACAGTTTATCCCGACCTTCTTGTGTCTTTGCCGATTGAACATCTTCAATATCGTCATAAATTATAAGGTCGGGACGACTCTCTTCATGTCTCATACCACGGATACTTTCTCCAATTGATACTGCAGTAATTCTTGCTCCGTATTTTGGTATCACAAGAGTCCGCTTGTTCCATTCGTCATTACTGCTGTAAAAGGTGCCATGATCGTCCAGTAGTAGTCTTTGGGAAACCAACATTCTACGAATATCTATGAGCAGTTGTTCTGCTTTTGAGTCAGTTTGGCTCACCAGCAAAATATTCCTCTTTTTGTGTATCCCAACCACAGACCAGATCGGAAGCACAAGACTACAAAAGGTAGTCTTTGCAGAGTTTCGGAATGCTGTTATCACAATTGGTTTGTTCCGCTCATCCTGAAGCAGTCTTAATATCTCGTTTTGAAATGGAGCAATTTCATACTTTATATATTTTGTGAAGTAAAAACTAAAGAAAAGGGGAAGATCACGGCGAGTCGCTTCAATCCGAATGCGACGGTTACCCATAAGTTGTTTTATAAGATCAGGTAATATTGCCATGTTATATTTTCAACCTTTATTTTTCGACTCGTTTTCTGCTAGACCAGTTAATGCCAGTGCTTTATTGACCACATCTTCCTGCTCTTTAGATAACGCTTCTTGAGGTTTTGTCGTTGTTGAAATTTCTACTTTGTTGCTGAACCTTGGATCTCTATGGTTCAGCCAGTACATGGCAGCTGTTAAATTGTCATCGTTTATTCCCTTGATGATTTTACTGACTGCGACATCCCTGATCAGAGCCTCTCCTTCTTCTTGTGCCTTATCAACTGCTTGGGAAAACACAGGGTCTTGTTCCTTCCAACGGTAATACGTCGCACGAGATACGCCACTTTTATTGCAGGCGATCTCGATAATCGGCATCCGCTTCAGGTTTTCAATCACCCCCTCCTTATCTTTTTGTTGTCGTTTTGCGATCATTTTGCTTTTCATGGTTTTTGGGTTAAATCAATTTTTGTAGCCTTTTGTCCGGTAAGGTTCTCCCAGCGCTTCTTGATCACTTCTGTATATACAGGTGACTTTTCCATTCCGTAGCAACGTCTTTTCATCTTTGTACAGGCAATTAGAGTGCTTCCGCTTCCCGAGAAAGGCTCAAGTACAATATCATCTCGTTTAGTGAGAACCTTGATGTAGGGAATAAGAATCTCGACGGGCTTTGTACCGAAAATTATTCCTTGTCCCGAACTCTTTTCATCGGATGCTTTGTATTCAATAAAATCAGTTGGCTGAATCTTTTTTCCTTTCTTATATCCTTCCCACTGAGGGTTGCCAGATATGGCATACAAAGCTGTTTCATACGCATTCTGCAATCCGTCCTCTTCTAGTTCATCATTAAACTCGATATTAACATCGGGTGAAGCACCAACCATTGCAATATCATGCTTTGAGAAAAACTTATGCCTGGCAGCGTATCCCTGATTGCGGTTGGGCAAATGCCAAACGATCATGTTTTTGACCTTCCAGTATTTTTCCATTTCTCCCCAAATGATCCGAATGTTTTTCCAGTTTTCGTACACAATGATGCTGAAATGCTCTTCCTGAACCTTATTGACGTTCGCCATCCATTTTTCGGTAAAGTCAGGAGGAAGCACATCGGTCTCTAAGTACCTGCGGTTCTTTTTCGCTCCAAATCCTACTGTGGGATTTCCATGCCGTTGTTTTCCGTTGAGATAATCTAAAAGATAGGGTGGGTCCGTGATGCAGGCAGAGGCTTTCTGACCGCTCATGAGTTTCATCATATCTGCCTCAATCGTGGAGTCGCCACACATGAGTCGAGATTCACCCAACTGATAAACATCGCCTTTTTGTGTCTGGATACTATCAATTTTTAACTTTTTTAACTCCTTTTCTAAATCAAAGATTTCAGGTGTGGGATCAATATCAAAAACCATATCAATTTCTTCGCTGGAAAATCCGATGTCCTTGAGCATGCTTTCATCAAATTTTGCCAACAGATCAAAGTCCCACTCTCCCTGATTTCGATTCAACCGTACATTCAATTCTTTTTCTCGTTCTATATCTGGGATGTTCAGATAGACGACTGGGACTTCAGTGTGACCCATTTTTCGTAGGGCAGTTAGGCGTTGGTTGCCACCGATCACGACTCCATCTCTATCCGGAGCGTTGTTAACGAGTAGTGGATCTACCGTGCCAAACTCTGATAGGCTTTTTATCAAACCTTCCAGATCCTGTTCACTGATCTTGCGGGGATTGTACTCGGCAAATTTTAAGTAATCGATCGGAACATACTGGATTTGGATTTTGTTTTTCATAATATTTTGTAACTTATACCCAATAAAAAAAGGGCGGTTGCCAGAAAAGAATTTGCGTTTCCGTAGTTTCTTTCCTAACAAGCGTCCTTTTAGGTGATCGTTGACACCAGTTCTTGATGAACCATATTCAGAATAGCAACTTTTAACCCGACTGTCAAGTGTTATTATGGCCAGTTTTTGAGATGTCAAGTAATATAGTTGACAGTTGGGTGATAGTTCGTGTATAGTTATAGACATGCATCAGATACAAGAGAAAATTTTAGATTTGGCAAAAACAAAAGATGTTTTGGCACTCGGACTTCGTCCGTTGGGAAGAGAGATTGGGGTTGATAAGCCTCAACTTGTTAAACATCATCTCCTACAGCTCCAAAAATTAGGCCTCCTTAAACCAAAATCACGTGCTGATATTAAACAGTTCTTGGATCACAGCTCCACTATGCAACCCACTTTTGTGGATGTGCCTGTAATTGGTGCTGCAAATTGTGGTCCGGCAACCATTATCGCCGATCAACACATCGAGCAGTACATCACCATATCCGAATCACTCTTAAAAAAGCGAGGAAATATCTTCGCATTGGTTGCAAAGGGAGATTCAATGGATAAGGCACGGATTAACGGAGAAAGTATTGAAGAAAATGACTATGTTCTGGTTGATGGCGACCAACGAAACCCGATCCCGGGTGACTACATTCTTTCGATCATCAGCAATTGTGCAAATATCAAAAAATACGCCCGCACCAAGGATGGTAACATCGCACTCCTTTCTGAGTCCGAATCAAAATACGCGCCGATATACATCAGTGAAGACGACGAATTTATTGTGAACGGGAAGGTTATACAAGTTATTAAGGCTGTTAAATAAAAATATGTCATATAGAAACAAAACGTATGTAATCTTTGATGGTGATGATATACGGTACTACCGACTAATGCAGGCATGGAAAGAGAATGATAATATCGACTTCGATTTTAATAACGCTCACGATATCGGAGGTATAAGAGAGGATTCCGAAGAGGCAACCGTAAAAAGACACCTTAAAGAAAGATTTTCAAATTCCAAACAAGCTATCGTGTTAGTAGGTGAAAATACAAAATATAAGTATAAATATGTCCGTTGGGAAATTGAGGTAACACAAGATCTGGAACTTCCAATAATAGTGGTAAATCTTAATGGAAATAGGAAAATTGATAATGACTTGTGCCCTGCCATACTAAAGAACTGCTTGGCCGTACACGTTTCATATAATAGAGACATCATTAAATATGCATTGGATAATTGGCCAGAATTTCATGATTCGAACAAAGATACAAAATCCACCCCATACAGTTATAAGGAAAAAGTTTACGAAGAACTTGGGTTATAAATATGACATACAAAGAAAAAGCAATTGATATAGGAAGAGAAGACTTACCGGGAATATATTACTCCGCATCAGAGGGATCTATTGCAGCACAAAAAGCATTTCTATTATTAATTAAAGCCAACATGGGACTTCTTCTTGCTTTGGCAGTTCTTTCCGCAATAAATATAAGCTCCGTTGAAAAGAACTATCAGTACTTGATACCCCTCGCATCGGCCATTTTAATGATATTAAGTATCATTATCACTTTTGCCACTGACATTGGGAAATATGAAAAAAAATGGTACGACGGACGTGCGATTGCCGAATCTTTAAAAACTCTTTCATGGAAATTTATGATGAAGGCCGAGCCCTTTTTCGGTTTGTCTAAAGAGGAAGCAGAAACAAAATTCCTTAATGATTTTAAAGAAATAAAGAACGCCATACGACCTACGGGTGAACTTTTTGGAGGTAATACTCAAGCTAATGAACATCAGCTAACAGATAAGATGAAAGAAGTATATGCATCTGACCTTGATACAAGAAAAGGCACATATGAAAAAAATAGAATTAATGGCCAAAAGAACTGGTATAAAAATAACTCTGGTAAAAATTCAAAAAACGCAGGACGCCTCTTTTGGATAATTGTTGGATTCCAAGTTTTTACCCTTCTATCTGCGTTGCTTATGATTTCTATGCCGGATTCCGCTTTTAATCCAACTGGATTAGTAACGACTGCAATCGCCGTCTTAATGATTTGGGTACAGGTAAAACAATATAAAAATCTCGCTGAATCCTACGGTATAACATCTACCGAGTTGAGTCTTATCGAGGATTCAATTCCCAACATCGATACTAATGAGAAGTTCTCTAGCTTTGTAGCCGAGTCTGAAACAGCGATATCAAGGGAACATACATTGTGGAGAGCAAGAAGAACAATCCAATAAAATGAAAAGACAAAT